GGCGGGGCAGGAACAGGCTTCTGGTCGTCAGGAAGACGATCCTGCAGTACGCCGGGAACCAGAACACTCGACGCCGGCCCGCGCGGTGTAGCGGTCGGCTCGTTCGCCGGCACATCACTCTCGAAGGGGTTGTGCATTGTCTCACGCCAGGTGCCGGACGGATCTTTGATCATATTCCAGATCCACTTTCCGGAACCGGGGATACCACGGTCAGTCCACTTCGTCCCGAGGTGTTCGTCGANCCAGCCGGTAATAGCGTTGTTAATACTNTCCGCGACCGATATCGCGAGCGCAACCCACCCGAACGCACGGATAGCTGCCGCCGCATTTCTCGCGAACCCGCTACCCGCTTTGGTGCCTGATTCCTCAAAACTTGTCGCCATGTCGAGCGACGCCGCAAGACCGATAGCCTTGATGCCGATGAAGCCCTCAGCGGCGATCTTGAACGCGTCATCCCAACCGCCGATTGCCTCAGCGACCTTGTTGATCGCCTCAACAAGTTCGCGAGCGGTGTTTATCGCGTCGTCGAAGAATTTCTTGATCTCGTCCTTGTTGGCGACGACCCACTCGTTCAGTTTGTTCAGCCGCTCGGTGATCTTGTTGACATTCTCGGCGAACGCGGCTGGCCCTTCCGTGGTCGACATCGGGTCGCCGAAAATCGCCGACAGAACGTTGGCGCCAAGACGACTCACCGCCGTCGTCAGCTGCGACAGAGCGCCGTCGATGGTGTCGCCCATGCGCTGCGACATGCCGCCGAACGATTCCTCGACCGCCTTTACCATGTCACCGAACGAAATCTTGCCCTCTGCCGAGAGTTTTTGTAGCTCTGCACCGGTCACTCCAAGCGACTTCTGCAGAGCCGCTTGAATATTCAGGCCTCTCTCGTTGAGCTGCATCATCTCTTCGGCCTGAAGCTTGCCCTTGTTGAACACTTGGCCGAAGATCAGCGCCATGTCCTCGAACCTGGCGCCGCTCGCCCCAGCGGCATCAGCGATCGACTGCAACACAGCCTTCAACGGCTTGCCCTCTTTCACGCCGCCGATGAGGAACTGCGACGCAGATTTCGCGGCGGCATCGAGCGCGATCGGTGTGCCCTCAACAACCGAGTTGATATCGGCCATGATGGAGCGCACCTGCTCACCAGATTTGCCGATAGCGCCCAGGCGGTGCGCAGTAGCGTCCAGGCTCTTGTAGCGCTCGAAACCCTTGAACAGGGTTGCTCCTATAGCGGCGATACCGGCAGTTGCCGCCGCCTTGAACGCTGTGCTCAACGCGCGGCCAGCAGCAGCACCCGCCTTCGCCGCGACACCCTCGTAGCCGGACAACGCAGCAGCGACACCCGAAACACCGGGCAGGCCCCGCGACAACTCCGTTGAGAACGACGACGCGAAACCCTGGCCAGCGCGAGAACCGTGCGACGAGAACGCCCGATCCAGGTTTCGCCCAACCTGCTCCGCAGCCGAATTNACCCGGTTCAACTCCTGTGTGAAGCCGCTATTCAGCGCGGCGCTGGCCTTACGGCCNGCTTCCNCGAAACGCTGCTCGATCCGCCGCGCAGCCTGNTCAGCAGCCTTCTCATCAAGCTTGGAGATAACGTCCACATATATTGGCATTTGTCACCTCCTCACCAGTTGAAGTTGCTGAACAGGTCGTTCGCGACCTTCTGCCGGTACTCGGCTTTGCGTCGCTCTTCCTCGCGGCGCCGGCGGTCCTCACGCGGATCCGTGAACTGCGGCGGCTCGTACTCTTTGCCGCCGTTGCCGACATGAATCCACAAACGCACCCGCGCCAGCTCGTTGAACGTCTCCGCGATCATGTGCTCGATCCGGGAGAACCCTCCCTCACGGATCGCCACATCCACCGCGCCACCCTCCGGCGCGCACTCCACCCTGATAGTTCTCGTCCCGGCATCATGGTCGTACTCGACATCAACACCGAACCACTCGAGCAACTTATGGCTGCTCAAACATCCACGGTGCCAGTCCTCAATATCGGCATGAAAAAAGCGGCGGAGGTCGCTGGCGATCTGCCTAGGATGCATCCTCCAGAACGCCAGAGCCTCCATCACTTTTCGGATCCTCGGCCTCGCGCGCGACAACAGCGGCGCCCTGCTCGTTCCACAGGCGCCACACGTCACGCGCCGAAACGGGGCGACCGTTGAGCTTCTTCGAGCGCAGCTCGGCGTAAAGCTCCTCGCCGAGAACCTCTTTCACGATGCGGATTTCGCGAGGCGGCGTCACAAGCTTGCCGTCCTTGAAGAACGGCGGACCTTTGATGTCCCCGTTCTCGTCACGATCATAGGTTTCGACCTCGGCCAGGTACGCCTCATAGCGTTCCAGCGCCTCGTCGTCGAGCAGCCGCAGGCTCGGGTGTGGCGGGATCGTGATCTTTGACCCGTCATCGAACTCTAGAACCTTGTCGGCGAACAGAGACTCGTAGGCGTTGGCCTGGTCACGAGCGGCGCGAACGTTGTTACTCATGGGCTGGGATTCCTTTCGGGCTGCATTGATTTCATTGATACGGGCCGGTTGTCTGGTTTGGTGCCTGGCGGGCGGGCGCCAGCCCGGTCGGACACTTGTGGTGTCCACGCCCGCCCGCCAGGAGCATCGACAGGGACTAGCTGCCGCCGCCGGCGAACGCGTCCCAAGCAGGGCCGCCGATCCATACACCATCGAAACCGGGCACAAGCTTGCCCGAGCCGTCCGGATCGGGGATCACGAAATACGTGTCCGGCAGCACCTTGAAGTCGAGGGTCACAGCATCAGGATCGGTCTTGGTGCGGTTCTTGGCGTCCTGGTTGTCCAGGCGGCACCGCGGCACAGCCTCCACACGGTAAAGCGGAAGGCCCTCAACATCTTTCGCGAAGAACATCANGATCTGCCGGTCCACAGTCTTGGTGTCCAGGCGGGAACCGACGAANTAGTTGGCTGCGCCAAGCGCCTTGAGCACCAAAGCCCCGGTATCGGGGTCGTTGATCGGTAGATCGTTCTCCAGCGCATGCACCAGGGGCTTCAGAGTGTCAACCATCGTGAAGCTGATNGTTTTCCCCTTCTCGGTGATATCCGAGTCGTACGGGAACTTGCTCTGNAGCACAAACAGGTCATCGCTGGTGGTGTTCGGATTCCGTTCCGGCCCACCGTCTTCAGCGTTCGCNCCGACATACACGAACCCCTCGTTCGGGTTCGGGTTGACGGTCCAGACACCATTCACCAGCCGCGCTGCCAGCAGATCATCACGGATCGTGCCATCCTGCGCGAACGGCGAAAAGTTCACCGTCACACCATCATCCTCGAACGGAGAAATGTCGGTGTCGGCGCCGCGATAGTCACGAACAATAACGGCTTGCAGTCCGCCTCGTTCAAGCAGGCGCGGGTCAATATCATTCAGTCCGGCGCCAGCCCACGACGAACCCGTCAGCGGTTGCGTCATATGAAGTTCCTTCCAGAAAGTGGTTGAAGCACCGGAGAACGCGCGCGGCACTCCGGGGCGAACAGGGATGTTTCCGGGCTGGAGAAAAGTTCCGGGCTGGAAAGTTTTTCGAAAACGGCTAGCTACGCAGCCGTGTACGAGAGACCGATGTCGTAGCGCGCCACATACCGCACCACGAGCGGATCATCGGAGTACNNAACCTCNACAGGTGGCATCACCACACGGCAATAGTCAACCGACACCGCTTGCCCTGTCGGGATGGTGATTGTTTGCAGCGGGTTGGTGGCGAGCACCAGCATGCGGCGGTGCGTCTCATGCGCGGCGTTCAGGGCAGCCTGGGCGCCCTCAGCGAACGTGTGGATCGACACCACAGACGACGACGCCCCATGCTCAGGGCACTCACGCCCAGCGACAGCGTTGATCAACCGGAACGGCAGCGGATCGTGTGCTTTGCGGTGCGTGCCCCGCGGCCACGGCGCCAGCCACGAGGACACCACATACTCGACTGCCGGCGCCGACAACGCGAACAAGTCTGGTGCGCTCATTCGAGGTCGTCGCCTTTTCCTGTGGCGTACCCGCCGAACTCGCGGGCGGTCTTTTCCGCAGGCGCATACTCGGGGTTGTTCTCCGACCCGAACTCGATCAAGTGCGCTGCGGGATCCTCGGAACCAACGATACCGCGGCCATTCCTTTTAGAGCGTTCGATGATCTTGATGCTGTCTCGGTATGCGCCAGACCCGACGGGCGCGNGCGCCTTCCATTTGGCAACAACTTCTGCCATGACAGCGTTGATGCCGTCGTTGACCTCGTCGAGGCTCTGGATCTTTTTCCAGTAGATTTCAAGCGGCTTCTCCGCGAGAGGGTTGCTCCATTTAGCCATTTAGTCGACCCTCCTGCACTTGACCACGATGCCTGGCTGCCAGCCGTGAAACCCACGCGTCCAATCCTCGACTTTGACGACCTCGAATGTTTCGCCGTCGATCACGAACCGGTCCTGCACACTCACAGCGGTTTTCGGCATGAACAGATCGATATCGGCGATCTCCGTTTCGGTCAGGGTNCCTACACCGTTCTCGTNGTAGGCCGGCGCGATCGCGTACACCCCNACATCAACCGGTGCGCCCCATGTTGGGACACTTTCGATCCCGTCGCTCGACAATCCCGTGAACGGGCGCCGGGACACAGTGAACGCGACCGGAAACGCCACCAGAATCCCCTTACAGGCCAGGTGAGGTCATCGACACCGCATCCGGTGCGTAATCCTGGCAAAGTTCTTGAAGATCGTTGATCTCCGATGGCCAGAACAAACTCCGACGAGAACGCATCTGCGCTAACCGAACTGCGTCACCCGAGGTCACACCCTTGCGCAGCTCGAACTGGCCGGCGACAAGTGTCGTGCCCTCATCGCTGACCTGAATCCACCGCAGAATCGCGTTCCGCAGAATCGCTTTCGCCGCATCCGGGTGCTGGAAATCGTCGTCGAGGATGCAAGGGGCGACCCGCACCGCCCACGCCAGCGCATCATCAATCATCGCCTGCACCTTCGCCACTGAGGCGTCTGGTGCGAACGGCGCAATATCCTCTGGCGTCAACTGCACAGCAGGCACGGGCCGCCCCTCGCTCCTCTAGATCAGGAACCCGACTCGGCGTTCAGGTTGGTGACCTTCACAACGTTGTACGGGTGGGTCACCGCGTACACGTTCCGCACCGACGCCTGAACCCACGTCGACTCGGTCGACTCGTCACGCCAGGTCACGGTACGCAACGGCTGCTCATACCTGGTCTGGCCAACCATGCCCTCCTGCACCGCATACGCGGTACCGGCCTCGACACGGTTAGTCACCACGGTCTGGAAACCGTAGCTGGCCAGGAAATCCCGATAACCAGGGCCGTAAATGAGCTGCAGATTGGCCTGCTCGTTCGGGTTCAGCACCAGCAGGTTGTACTGCCCGCCCAATTCGAACGTTTCGGCCTTCTTGTTCAGCTCAACCAGCACCTTCGCCGGCAGCAGGCTCGGCGCCTGATTCAGCACTGTCAGCTCGGCGGCATCGGCCCACGAGAACTCGCTCGCATCCAGCTGGACTTCCGATCCGACAGTCTGAATCGCGGCCTCCAGCTCGGCGAGGGCTTGCTCATGCAGCTGATCAACAATGTCGTTGGCCAACTTCGCGCCCTCGACCTGCAGCATCGTAAGGTCGTTCCGATCCCGAGCCTCGTCGGTGATGCGGAATTTCCCGCCACGTTTCTCGACCTGCCGGGTCAGCGGCTCGGGCCGATCAAAA